CAATAACGCAGAAAATCTCAGAATTTGTGATTTCGGATTTATGTGTTATTTGTGATTTTTTATGACAACAAAAACAAAAAGGAAAAAACGGACATGCCAGCAGGAAGACCGCCAAAGCCGATTGAGCAAAAGCGCAAAACCGGCAGAACACCAAGCACCGATTCGGGTGGGCGCAAACTTCCTGAGATTGCAACAGTCACAGTTTTACCAATGGCAACATCGGTTCCCGAACCGCCAACCGACCTTGGGCTTGAAGGTCGCGACCTTTGGGAAAAAACTTGGAACACCGCAATCACTTGGCTTTCACCAATCAGTGACATGAAGCAAGTGGAAAGCGCTTGCCGATTGGCTGACGATGTTGCACTTGCGCGGCAGGTTTATCGAACAACAAGAGATGTTGCTGATGGAAAATTGTTGGTATCGTTATCCGATGCACTGCAAAAATCGCTGACAGTTTTGGGCTTCAATCCTGTGAGCAGGTCGCAACTGGGGGTTGCAGAAGTACGGCGGGCAACAGCACTTGAAGAACTCATCCGGCAAAAAGAAAGCCGCAACTAACACTTGGCCACCGCGCTGGCTCACGCCAGTTTCAGCGGCAGACCGCAAACGCGGCGATGGCGAACTTTATTCAGCATTCATTGAAACAGTTTGCAGGGTCACCAAAGATTCGATTGCAGCACCAGCAGGTGAACTGCTTCAACTTCGACCTTTCCAAACTGAATTGCTTTCACATCTGCTTGCACGCAGACCTGATGGAAGATTCAAACACCGCGCAGCGCTCGTTGGTATGGCACGCAAAAATGGCAAGTCACAATTGGCAGCCGGTGTTGGTCTTGCAGGTTTAACGCTAGGCGGACAAGGTTCGGAAATTCTTTCTTGCGCAGCAGACCGCGACCAAGCACGAATCGTTTTTGGAACAGCGCGGCGGATGGTTGAACTTGATGACGAACTTTCGCGAATGTTCAAGTTGTATCGCGATGCCATCGAATTTCCAGACAAAGGTTCGGTCTATCGCGTTCTCTCTGCTGAGGCTTACACCAAAGAAGGTTTGAACCCTTCGCCAGTCATCATCTTCGATGAAGTTCACGCACAACCCACGCGAGAACTTTGGGATGTCATGTCACTTGCTGGTGGCGCTCGCGCAGATTCCTTGCTTTTTGGAATCACAACTGCCGGTGTCAAAACAGCAGCCAACGGACAAGATTCACTGTGCTTTTCGCTTTACGAATACGGAAAGCGAATCATCAGTGGCGAAATTGATGACCCGTCATTCTTCTTCGCATGGTGGGAACCGGCGAGCGCCGATGCCAACTTCAAAGACCCCTTGGCATGGGCGGAAGCCAACCCCGGCTTCGATGACATCGTGGATGCAGAAGATTTTCACAGCGCAGTTCTGAGAACGCCAGAAGCAGAATTCAAGACCAAGCGAATGAACATGTTCGTCAGCACTTCAACCGCTTGGCTTCCTGATGGTTCATGGGATGCGCTGGCCGACAAAGACCGCGACCCAATACCAGGTGAAACAGTCATTCTGGCATTTGATGGTGCATTCAGTAATGATTCAACAGCGTTGATTGCGTGGATGCTAGGTGGAGAAAAACCACATTTGATGGTTGTTGATATTTGGGAAAAGCCAGCAGATGCAGATTCCAGTTGGCATGTTCCCGTTGCAGAAGTTGAGCAAACCATCATCAATGCTTGCCGCGAATCCAACTATCAAGTTCGCGAAGTAGTCTTCGACCCAGCACGCTGGCAGCGAACCATGATGCTTCTGGATGAAGATGGATTGCCTGTGGTGAGTTATCCCAACAGCGCAGAACGTATGGTTCCCGCAACACAGAAATTTTTTGAAGCAGTGATGAATCAATCCTTCACTCATGATGGTGATGAAAGACTTGCGCGGCATATTGGAAACTGTGTCACCAAGCAATCTTCGCGTGGCGTGATGGTTGCCAAGGCATCTTCCAAACGCAAGGTGGATGCTGCTGTTGCTGCAATTTTTGGATATGACAGAGCAACACAGCCCCAAGAAAAAGCAAAACCCGTTGCAAGATATTTCAGTGTGAGGACATAAATGAAAAGAAGTTGGATTCTGATTGGTGTGGAGATGATTGGCTTGGCAATAGCCGCAGCCGGTCTGCTCATGGTTTCAGTTCCGGTTGCATTGATTGGCCTTGGTGGTTTCATCGTATGGATTGCAGAAAGAGCAAGTGAATGAGCATTTCAAAATCATTGCGCAAACTAGAAAAGCGCCAGCAAAGTGCAAACACCCAATATGTTGAACCACTGATTCCTGGCCGACCTGCTTACACCACACCAGCCGGTGTTGATGTCACACCTGAAACCGCACTTCGAATGTCAGCGGTCTATGCTTGCGTGCGCTTACTTGGTGACACCATTTCTTCCCTTCCCCTTGGCGCATATGTTCGCCGGGGTCGCAATCGCATTTCTTATGCAGCAGCATTTGGTGAACAACCTGTTTGGATAAATAAGCCAAATCCAGAATCCACCAGACTTGAATTCATCGAACAAATCATCACTTCACTGAACCTTCATGGAAATGCTTTCATTCTCACTGTTCGCGATGATATGGGCGAAGTGGTGGAACTCTATGTTCTCCACCCTGATGATGTAACGATTCACCGCAATCTTGAAGGTTATCCACTGTCATATTTGGTGCGAAATTCATACACCAAGGTTTCTGAAGTTCTCACGCCAAATGACATCTTGCACATCCCGATGTTCCGACTTCCTGGACATCTTCTTGGATTGTCACCAATCGGTGCAGCACGAATGAGTGTTGGCGGTGCAATGGCTGCTGAAATCTATGCAGCATCATATTTTGGCAATGCTGCCAACCCTGGCGGTGTCATTGTTTCGCCAAATGAATTGAGCGAAGAACAAGCGAAGGAAATCATCACCAACTGGCAAATTGACCACGCTTCGCCATATCGTGCTGGAAAGGTCGGTCTTCTCTCTGGTGGTGCTGACTTCCGACCATTGACCATCAATGCGCAAGATGCACAAATGCTTGAAGCCCGCCGATTTGGTGTAGAAGAAATTGCGCGGCTGTTCCGCGTTCCGATTTCACTTCTTGGTCATCCCGTTGCTGGTGCGATGTCATTTGCTTCCGTTGAAGCACAGAACCTTTCCTTTGTTCAGCACTCATTGCGCCCATTGCTTGAAAGATTAGAACAAGCGCTTTCAACTTTGCTGCCAGAACCCGATGGTTTTGTGAAATTTAATCTTGATGCGCTATTGCGCGGAACTACATTGGAACGCTATGAAGCCTACACAAAAGGCTTGCGTGAAGGATTCCTTTCACTCAATGACGTGCGTTCAGTGGAAGACCTTTCACCAATCGGTGAAGCAGGTGACCAATACCGCGTTCCATTGCAAAACATTGATGCAGCAGATGCACGCGATGTTGGATTCAATCTTCGTTCAGAAATTGCAGCCCGACTTGTTCAGGTTGGTTATGAACCAAGCGAAGTTCTTTCTGCTGTTGGCATTGAGCCAATCAAGCACACTGGAATTCCATCAACACAACTTCAGCAAGTTGCGCAGATTGACCCCACTGACCCTGCTTCAGTTTATGAAGTCAAGAGTGAGCGCAGCGCACCGAACGTTGATGTTCATGCACCAGAAACCATCATCAACATTCCAAACACAGAAGTTCGTGTGGATGCACCAGTTCTCAATGTTGATGCACCAGTGCTGAACATGGAAGCACCACAGGTTCACATGGATGCACCACAGTTCACAGTTGAGGTGGAACCAAACATTGTTCTTCAACAGCCATCACCAAGAAAGGTGATTCGCACAGTTGAACGCGATGAACACAACAGAATTGTTCGAATCATTGAAGAAGAAGTGGAAGGATAAAACATGGCAACAGGATTGAGCGCCTACCTTGCAAACGCGCTTCTTGATTCGGTTGGAAATGCAACAAGTTTTTCTGTTGCGAACGTATATGTGAAATTGCATGTCGGTGACCCCGGCGCAAATGGAACTGCGAATGCAGCAACCGAAACAACGCGCAAGGTTTGCACTTTTGCTGCCGCATCCGGGGGTTCACTTTCATCTGATGCAGCAGTTACATGGACAAACATTGCAGGAAGCCAAGATGCAACATATTTCACTGCATGGGATAACGCATCGGCAGGAAACTTCTTGTTTTCTGGAACCATGACTGGCAATGCTTACACTGCCGGAGATACCTTCACAATTCCTTCCGGTTCACTTACTGCATCACTTACTGTTGCCAGTTAGTAGATAAGCATGGCTGAGTTCCTGCGGTTTCAACTTGATGTTTCACCACTAGATTCAACAAGTTATGGCCTAGACGGAAACTTTGCATTTACCGAAGAAGGCACTGGCACTGCTAGTTCCGCGCTCACAGCAACGGCCACTGCAACAAGAACAACATTTGCCACAGCAGATGCATCAGCAAGTTTGACGGCGCAAGCCACAGCCACCATCATCAATCCAGATTCGGCAACTGCGCTTCTGGGTGGATTGACAGCAACGGCAACAGCGACACGAACAGTTTTTGCCACTGCAACATCTGACCTTGGCGAATTGCTGGCAAGTGCGAATGTGCTTCCACCACCTGCGCCAAGCACTGATGCGCTGACTGGTTCGGTTCAGTTCATCCAGCCAAACAAATTTGTTCCACAAGAAGAAGTTCAAAAGCCGGTCAAAATTGTGACAGCCAATGCACTTTCCTTCAATGTGTTCAATGTAAGTGCCGAAAGCATGATTGAATTCTCTATCCTTGAAGAAGACAACGAACTTCTTCTTCTCATGTAAGGAAGGTCAATGCCATATTTCATCAGCGACAAGCAAAGTGATTGCAGCGGATGGGCGGCAGTAAAAGAAGAATCTGATGGTTCCTACACAACAATTGGTTGCCATCAAAACAAACAAGATGCGATTGACCAGATGGTTGCAGTTTCTATTTCTGAAGATATGGAACCAGGTGGCGAAGTGAACAAGCGCCAGGTTGATTTGACTGTTCCAACCTACATTCGACAAAACGCACAGCGCGGATTGGAATGGGTTCGTGAAGGTTTTGGGGGCGATGGTCTAACGGAAAAGACCAAGCGCGAAGCGCGAGAGATGGCAGATGGGTCGGTGAGTGAAAGCAAAGCACGCAGAATGGCTGCATGGTTTGCTCGTCACATGGTTGATTTGGATTCGCCAGAAGTAGGCGATGAAACAAAACCAACACCGGGAATGGTTGCACACGCACTTTGGGGCGGCTATCCAAAGAGCGAGAGCGACAGAGCAATGAAATGGGCGCAACGCAAAGTTGCCGAATTAGATGCAGAAGCCGCCAATTCAAGGAGCAAACAAGTGGCAAAAAAGATTGAGCGCCGCACATTCGCGGTTCAAAACATTGAAGCAAGAGCAGCAGAAGATGGAACCATGCGCCTTTCAGGATATGCAGCGGTTTTCAACAACCCATCCGTTCCGCTTCCTTTTGTTGAGAGAATCGCACCGGGCGCATTTCGCAAGACACTTTCTGAAATGCCAGATGTTCGACTGCTTATCAATCACGAAGGTCTTCCATTAGCACGAACTAAGAATGGAACTCTCACCCTGACTGAAGATGAAGTTGGTCTTCGCTTTGATGCGATTATTGCAAACACCACAGAAGGTCGCGATTTGTATGCACTTGTTCAGCGTGGTGACCTCGACCAAATGAGTTTTGCATTTCGTGTGATTCGTCAAGCCTGGAATTCAGACCGCAGCGAACGCACATTGAAAGAAGTATCACTGGCAGATGGTGATGTTTCTGTTGTCACTTATCCTGCATACCCTGCAACTTCAGTGGAAGCCCGCGAGAAATTAGCCAGCGCAATTCGGGCAATCAAAGAAGGTCGCGAAGTCAGTGGTGAATCTTTGATGCTTTTGCAAGCAATCTTTGATGACCTTTCGGAAGGTCACGAATATGTGATGAAGGCTGTTGAATCCATGTCAGTTCTTGTCGGCAATGGCGAAATGGAAGAAGAAGCCCGTCAAGAAGTTGGCGATTTTGTTGAATGGGATTCATCTGGCGGAACTGCTCGCGGAAGAATCGAACACATCATGGAAGAAGGGGTTCTTGGAATTCCAGATTCAGATTTCAGTATCACCGCAGAAGAAGATGACCCTGCTGTTCTCATTCGCGTATATGAAGAATTTCGTGATGGATGGCGGCCAACCGAAACACTTGTTGGCCACAAGATGTCAGAACTTCGATTCATTGACCCACTGCCAGAAGCCACAGAAGAAGAAGGCAGAAAAATCTCATTGCGATATGCCAAAGCGCTTCGCAATGTTGTCAAATAATTTTCGGCAAAAGCCGAATTGAAGCCGGTTGCTTCCCTGCACCCTTTATGCGCCGCAGGTTGTCGTTGCCACCACTTCATCAAACAATCAATCACAGGAGAATAAATGTCTTACATCAACAAAGTGATTGAGCGCCGCGATGCTGTCAAGGCTGAGATGGATGCAATTCTCGATGCAGTTGCAACGGAGAATCGCACTGACCTCACCGCTGACGAAACCGCCAAGTATGATGCTTTGGTGGAAGAAAGTCGTTCGCTCGATTCAAAGATTGAAACCTTAAAGGCACAAGCAGATGCAGATGCAAAGGCTGCTGAAGCACGCGCCGCTGTTGCATCCGTAGTGATGCCATCCGCACCTGCTCGCGTAACACGCGAAGCACGCACTTATACTGCACAAGCAGACCATTCCTTCGTGAAGGATGCATTCAACGCTCAGTTCCGCAGCGACTTCGCAGCACAAGAGCGCCTTGCACGTCACATGCGTGAGGAATCCATTGAGCGCCGCGATGTCGGAACTGCTCAATTCGAAGGTCTAGTTGTTCCTCAGTATCTCACCGACCTTGCTGCAACACTTGCACGCGCTGGCCGCCCATTTGCTGATTTCGGAACAACCAAGCATGCCCTTCCTGCTGCCGGTATGACCCTGAACATCAGCCGCATGACCACAGGTTCTTCAACCGCTGTTCAGGTAACACAGAACGATGCTGTTTCTGAAACAGATGTTGATGACACACTATTGACAATCAACGTTCGCACAATCGCTGGACAACAGGACATTTCCCGTCAAGCAATTGAGCGTGGAACTGGTATTGACCAATTCGTTGTCAATGACCTCATCCGTTCATGGCACACCACTCTCGACAATCAAATTCTCAATGGCGCTGGCACAGCCGGAACCATCAAGGGTCTTCGTTCATCTGGTGGAAATGCTGTGACCTTCACAAGCACCGCACCAACAGTTGCGTTGCTTTATCCAAAGTTGGCCGATGCATTCCAGCAAATTGAGAGCAATACATTTGCACGCCCAACTCACGTTGTGATGCACCCACGCCGTCTTGCATTCTTGCTTGCGGCTACTGATTCAACTGGCCGACCACTTGTTGTTCCAGCAGCAAATGGCGCAATGAACGCCGTTGGCGTTGGCGCTGGCGCTGCTGATTATGGCAACAGCGGATACCAACTTCTTGGTCTTCCAATCATCACTGATGCAAACGTTGGAACCACCTATGGAACCACCACCAATCAGGATGAAATCTATGTGATTGATGCTCGTGAGAATCATCTCTGGGAGCAACCTGGTTCACCATTCGCATTGACATTCGATGCAACTGGCGCAGGTTCACTCACAATCAAAACTGTTGTGTACGGATTCGCTGCCTACACCGGCGAGCGCTATCCACTAGCAAACTCAATCATTTCTGGTTCAGGATTAGCAACACCATCCTTCTAGTGATTGAATAACTTTCTGGCTTTTCAGTCAGAAAAAATCGGCAGAAGAAGTGACAGATTCCCCCGGCTGTTGCTTCTTCTGCCCCTAATAATTCGGGGGAATTATGAAGTCAAATCACAAAGTATCCATTGGAACCTGCGACCCAGGAATGGTGTCTGGTTCCTTTGCTTTCTCAATGATGCAATTGAGCGCAGCGAGAGCAAACCGCCTTGGTTCTCACATTCGAATCAAGGGTTCTGGATTATTATCAAAACAACGAAATCGTGTGGTCAAGCACTTCTTGGACACAACTGATTCTGATTGGTTGTTGATGATTGATTCAGATGAACAGTTGAGTGTGGAAAATTTTGACAAACTTATTGAGGCAGCGCATCACACCGAAAGACCAATTGTTGCCGGTCTTGTCTTTGCAGCCTTTGATGTTGGCTGGCTATATCCACAACCATTGCCAGCAATTTTCATGGAGCAGGAAAACGGGTTTCTTCCGCTTTACAAATATGACAAAAATTCAATCTTTGAAATTGATGCAGCAGGAACTGGTTGCCTTCTGATTCATCGCTCAGTTCTTGAAAAGATGAGAGAAGTTGCCACAGAGCATCAAGGCAAAGATTGGTGTTGGTTCTGGGATGGAGCCATCAATGGCGAATGGGTAGGCGAAGATTTGCTTTTTTGCCGCCGCGCTAGACAACTTGGATTTTCTATATACGCCCACACCGGCGTGATTCTTCCCCACTTGAAAACATATTGGGTTCAAGAAGCGCATCACGAATTTTGGCAACACAATGTCGCGCCAGCGTTGAAAGGTAGAAGTGAAAAAACTTTCGATGTTCAGCCTGATGCGTAAAATTTCAAAAGCACAGGAAACAGCAAGCATTCAGCCGGAATTGGAAAGAGCAATGACCGGGAAAAAAGAAAGAAAGGTCATCAAGCGTGGCAATCAGTAACGGATACTGCACCCTTGCAGAATTGAAATCAGCACTTGCAATTGATACTGGTGACACAGTTGATGATGCAGCGCTTGAACTTGCCATCGAAAGTTCTAGCCGAATGATTGATGATTATTGTGACCGCTTCTTCTATCAAGACGGAACATCACAATCACCTGTTTCTAGATATTACAGCCCAACCGATATGTACTATGTGCAAATTGATGACATCATAACCATCACCCAAATTGCCACAGATGAAAACCTTCAGTTCTCATGGGATACTGTTTGGACAACAACAGACTTCATGGTGGAACCAATCAACAATCCACGCAAAGGTTGGCCGTACAACAAACTTCTTGCAGTTGGCGCATATATTTTCACCGCTGGTCTTCCACAAAGTCTTCGTGTGAGTGGTATCTGGGGATGGTCAGCAATTCCCAAAGAAATCAAAACTGCTTGTTTGATACAATCATCTAGAATGTTTTTGCGCCGACAATCTCCATTTGGAATTGCCGGTTCACCAGAGTTGGGAACAGTTAGATTGCTCGCCAAACTTGATGCAGATGTTGAAGCGCTTATCAAACCGCTTCGCAGATTTGCCGGGATGGTCAAATGATTCCCTCACAGGTTCGTGATGGATTAAAAACAAGGCTTCAGACAATCTCAGGTCTTCGCTGTTACGACCTAATACCTGACCAAATAAACCCACCAACAGCGATTGTGGGTCAATTAGATTTCACATTCGACATTGACAATGCGCGAGGATTAGACCTTGCAAATGTTGATGTCATTGTGATTGTTCAGCGATTTTCGGAGCGTGCCGGACAAAACCGCCTTGATGCATATCTCGCCGGTTCTGGCGCTGGTTCGATAAAAGCAGCAATTGAAGGTGACAGAACATTGGGCGGCGCTTGCCAAACATTGCGTGTCACATCAGCGGAATCTGGTTCATATGAATCCAATGGCCAGATTTTTCTCAGTTATAGATACCGAATCACAATCTACGGATAAGCCGGAAGGAAAGAAATGGCAAGAATCGTTCTCACCGATGTGCAGGTTCTCATCAACACATCAACAGACATCAGCGACCACGTTGCTTCAGTAACGCTGAACAGCACAGTCAATGAAGTGCAGACCACTGCAATGGGTAACACCGCAATCACCAGAGTTGGTGGATTACTCGACAACAGCGTGACTTTGGAATTCCACCAAGATTTCGCAACAAGTTCAATTGAGGCAACAATCTATCCATTGATTGGCTCAGTTACCACAATGAAAATCAAACCAGCATCAACAACAACAAATTCGACAAATCCTCAATACATCTTCTCTGCACTTGTTTCAGAGTGGACACCAATAAACGGAGCAGTTGGCGAACTTTCCACTGCTTCTGTCACTTGGCCAATCAGCGGAACAATTACAAAAACCACTGCTTAAAAAAAGAAATGGGGGGTCATCATGGATGGCTTACAAATTCAGGTTAATCGAAAGAATGACAAGAGCGATTCCTATCCTCTAAGCCCACGAATCATTGTGGCTTGCGAACAAAAGTTCGGGATGGGGATAGGAAAAGCACTGGAAAGTCAGCGCATGGAGATTTTGTATTTCCTTGCATATGAAGCAGTAAAGCGAAGCGGCGAAGTTCTCAAACCTTATGGTGACGAATTTCTTGATTCACTTGTTTCTGTGGAGTTGATTTCTGACGATTCTTTCGAATCTACCGCGAAAGCCTAACATTTACGATTGCGGCAATCGCGGCTGAAACAGGAATTGACCCGGTTTCGTTATTGGATGCACCACCGGGAATCTTAGAAGCAATCGTTGCATATTTGAAAGACAGAGCGCGGAAGCAAGGTGGCTGATGACAGAGCAGGGGATTCACGCAACAGTCACAGTTGAAGGATTTCAGAAAACAATCAATGAACTGAAAAAATTTGACAAAAAAGCATATCGGCGCATGAATTCATCCATCCGGCAAGAAATGGTTGTGCTGGAACAAACCGCCAAAGGATTTGTTTCCAATGCCAGCAGAAGTTGGCGTGGAACACCGCTGAGTGGTTGGCGGAATGTTCCGGCACAAGCAGGTCGCACACGCGGCGGCGCAGGATGGCCAGCATGGGTTGAATCAGAAGTTCGTGGTGGCATTTCAAAAACAACTGCACAAGGTCGGGTTGATGCCAACTACAAAACAAACTTGTACGGATTGAAAAACAAATCTGCTGCTGGTGTCATTTTTGAAATTGCTGGAAGAAATAACAGACAATCACCATTCAGTCAGAAAATTGGCAACATGTTTGGAAAATCTCGCCGCCTTGTTTGGCGTGCTGTCTGGGAAGACAAGGGAGATGTTCAAAGAAAGATTGTCAAAATTATGCAGGATACTGTCAGAGATACAAACCAAGGATTGCGTGGTTTCAAAATAGATGGCTAATGTCGGCGCAGTAATTGCAAGAATCATCACCCAATACAGCGACAAGGGAACAAAGGCTGCTGTCAAGGATGCGAAGAAACTTGAAAGAAGTTTCGACACGATGGCCAGAAGAACCAAACTTGCGTTCGCTGGCGCTGCTGCTGGCGCAGGGTATTTTGCACAACGTATTGCACGCGAAGGTGTAAAGGCTGCCGCCGAAGAAGACAGAGCGCTTGCATCATTAGGTCGCACCCTTGAAAATGTTGGTCAAGCATTTGCCATCCCACAAGTCAATGCGTTCATCGAAGCACAACAAGCCGCGCTTGGTGTATCTGAAGACCAGTTGAGGCCAGCATTCCAGCGGCTTGTGACAGTTCTTGGAGATGCCGGACTAGCACAGGAACAATTGAATCTTGCGCTAGACATCAGTGCCGGAACAGGTAAGTCGCTCGACCAAGTAGTGATGGCACTTTCTCGCGCATATGCGGGGAATACCACCGGCCTTTCCAGACTTGGCGCAGGATTAGACAAAACACTTTTGAAGTCTGGTGATTTAGTCAAAATCACTGACGAACTCAACAACAAATTTGGTGGTCAAGCAGCAGTTGCGGCTGCATCATTTGGCGGTTCACTAGCAAAAATCAAGATTGCAGCAGATGAAGCCAAAGAATCCATTGGCCAAGCAATCATCACTGCCATCATCGGCGAAGGTGGCAACGCCGAAAATCAAGTGCAAAAACTGACAATGGGTATTGCCAAATTTGGTGATATGGTTGCCACAGCCTTCACCTTCATCATTCCTATCGTCAAAGACTTCTTTGGATTCATTTCCAAAATTTTCACCACGCTGAACAAAATGCGACCAGTTGTTGTTGC